AAATTTATCTATCATATCAAGCCGAACGGATTGATACTACCAAAACCGCCTTGAAACCCACTTTGTATGGGAGAGATGATAGGTAGTTGACCCTGTTCTATACGCTTAATTATGTTGACAAGAGGGAAATACAAGTTTGGTGTAACGGTGTAATGAGAGAATATCCAACTAGTTTGAAAAATGTCAAGTACTTCACCGCTAGGGTCATATACTGCTTCTTCTGCATCTAATGTTATGGGTGCACAATTGTAAAACTGCCAAACCTTTCTCGGCACCATAGAAATGTTTTGATATGTTTGTGCATATTGCATAATAGTGATATCAGTTTTAACATTATAATAATCTCGTTTACCACCTAAATCTCCTGGGCGAGCTGAAAACCCCATGTGAGATGCTAAAATTATCCAAGGTCTTATAACAACATCTACAAATGATGTATTTGTTTCTCTAAATCCAATGCGTAAAAATGAACCGTATTTTTGACGTTCGGAACTTACAGGTCCTCCGAGAAACCCTCTATTATTTTTAATAGTAGCAAAATCTGTATCAAGTGTTTCTGGGGGTATAGAAACAGATGATGCAAACAAACAACCTATAATTCTTTGCAATGGGTAGCTTTTTAAAATATTTAACGCAGGATTAATATCATATCCCTTTTTATCACCACCGATAATCTCTAAACCTTGAATAATTCTTGTATTAAGCGCAGGTGGATAACGGTCAATTAAAATAACCCACTGTGTGCGCAATGGAATCGACGTCGACCACGATTCCATTTGTGTAAGAAAATAATCGCGAACTCCAATTAAAGGCACACCAGGAATATTAAATCCAAATAAATTTGTAACTTGTGGTGCAAATAACGGATTTTGTCCAGTAATTAATCCTTGTGCATTTTGTACTAAGCCGCGCGCGGCGTCGGTTATAGGGTTGTTCACTAAAAATATTTAATGAACTATTAAGGAAATTACGATACTCTCTTCCAATAATGATACGCTAATGTGGCAGTAAATCTTAAAATTTCACCGGTGCCATCAGCAATATTATAGGTAAGAGGCCCAACATTACGAACTGATACACCAACTAGTTGATATTGTGCAACTTTAACAAGTTTTGAGTCCAATTGTACTAAATCAATTGTAGAATTCTGTTTTGGTGTAAAATAATTGCCTGTGCTGTTGGCATCATCAAATGTGCTTCTTGACCAATCTTCAAATTTTTGACGAAGCTGTGATTGTGCATCAGCATAAAATTCTACTTGATATGCTTCGCTATTAGGATATGTGGCATTACCTGGAACGTTGAAATTAAGACCCATGTAAGGTACTTGTTTATTAGTAATTGCTCTCTCAGGCAATGTTGCGGTGCGAATGTATACAAGATCATTATTATCAAATGTTACTCCAGAATCACCTGCATTAATTGAGAGTACTCTGAATTGAAAATCGCGTGCGAAATCTCTTTCTTGCGCGACTCTATAAAAGTCTGATATGAGTTGATTTACGTCTGCCATAAAATTATTTATTCGTTATGCGATTATTTCGTTAAAATCTTGGCTTGTTCTTGTTGCGTAGAAGTTCACCAAGATATACTCTGCTGTTCTTGTTGGCTTCATGTAAATGTCAACAACAAGTGTATTGTCATCAATTACTGAAGGTGTATTATTTTTTTCATCGCAAATGATCAAGTAATCGTACACACCTTGTGTATTCTTTGCATTTTCAAAGAATGGTGTAATTGTGTTGATTACTTGTGTACGAGTAAAGAGAGTGTTGGGTTCAAATATGAAGCTCTTAACCGTGTTGCGTACCAGTGTTTCAAGATTGATGAACAATCTACGCACATTGATGCGATCAAATGCGCTTGGCTGCCGTTGCAATGTCTTTTGACCATACACTACAAACCCTTCGGCTGGGAAGAATGCAACTGGATTAACACTAATCTTGTATAGTTGGTCGCGTTGCTTTTGCTTGGGGTACAATGCAATATCAACTACACCTGCAACATTGCCGCGGTTAAATCCAGCTGGAGCAAACCATGGTTGGAAATTTGTATCAGTTCTTGCCATTAAGTTTGCTGCAAAACCTGAGAATGGTACCCAGACTTGTGAACTAGAAGCAGAATCATTAACACGTGCACAGTTTGCATACACACAAGCATAGCTTGTATTGATTGCATCATATACATTGCGTAATGGCCAGTAAATGTTGGATGTGAAGTTTGTATCATTTCTATCGATTGTCTTGGTGTTTCTGCCTTGTATAAAGATTGGTAGAGGTGCATCAGCAATAAACATATGATCTTTGCGTGCATCTTGTGCAAACACTCTAAATTCTTCAAATACGCTTGCATATGCATCTCTTAAAGCTTTTGCATTACCAGTAATTCCAGCAGATGATGATAAGCCATCATAACCAGTTATGTATTTGTAGTCATCGAAGATGTCATTATTAGCTGAAGCGCTTGCGTAAATTGTTCCAAGACCACCTTCAACTGTCAAAGTTAACGGGTAAACATCATAATTTTCAAGTTTCTGTAGAAGTTTATTAACTTTGCCTGGTACATTGCCAATGTTCTTCGTGTAAGGATTGTCTAGTGTGTATGAACCAAGCGGGAATAATGCACCGGCACTACCAATACCGCCGCCACTGCCTATAAATGAAGCAACATGCTCAGGTGTGATACCAGTAAAGGCACTATCTAACTGAGAAGCATAAAGGAGACCCTCACTAAGAACACGAATAGCAACCTTTGGATCACCTGCTTCAGTAGAATTGTTTGTGCTTGAATCCCTCTTGGAAATAAAAGGATTAACTAAAACTTGAATTGAAGCAGATCTATCCTCAGTATCACCTATAAAGAAGCTTTCAGGTGATCCGCCATTTTGAGGATATTGCTGACGGTAGTAATTGATTGATCCTGTATAGGGTTCAGCTAAAACTTTGCTTAGCGTTAATACACTTGGTGAGAATACTGTTTGACGCAATCTAAATACACCAAGATTCAAGCAATCTCTATATGCAGTTGTACCAATATTGAATGTTGTAAATTCCATATCTTGTGATACAGAACCGTCGATACCTGTAAATGCTGCACTCAATGCAAAATTAAGTCTTGATGGCAGGAGTTCTGTGTATCCTGCTAAATTCCCCCCGCTTCTGCTGCCAGTCAAGCTAACAGTATAAGCTTGGTTGATACCGCGGTAATCAACTTGCGGGTTAACTGTGGTGTTATCAATCAAGCCAATATAGTACCCTTCAAAGTTTGAATTGGTGGTGTATTTTTGCTTGTTTAAAATAATTAGCCCGGCTTTGCCAAAATCAGCTAGTGAAGTAATAATTCCGTTGTTCGTGTCGGAATTTGCAGACCATTCGAATGCGCTGCCATTTAAAACATTTTCATAAGCTGTATCGGTGAGCTCAACCAAATTTGGTTTGCCTAAAACATACATGTCACCATTGCCGCTAATAATTTGTAAATTTGTTTGTATATCACCATTACCTGCAATTTTACCACGAACTGGGTATACTAATGCAGTATATTTTGAACCATAACCGTCGCCGAGATTAGGGCCATAAGCAATTCTACTTGCATAAACTGTAGCAGGGCTTGCTAATACTGCCTTTGCAGTGTGGTAAAAGTATCTCTCTGCACCATTTGTAGGTTGACCGAAGATTTCTTCAAATTCAGAAAGTGTTGAAACTACGATTGGCTCGTAGGTTGGACCTTGTGAAGCAAAACCTGCAACTAATACATTAGTTGTATCGTTGGTTGCTGCTCTTAATGAAAGGTCAAATTCGTTTACTTGTACACCGGGACTTTGGATTGTTCTTGCCATACTAAAATTATTTATATCTTTTCGTCACAAAATTCTTTGCTTTTTATAAATTAGTTGTAGTTGTTGGTTGTGTCTCAGAGGGGGCTATCAATTTTGTTATAAGCTGATCAAAAGCAAATTCAAAAGAAGTATCTATTTGTGCAGCGTCCCTATAGCTATAGTTTATTTCACCTAGAGATGTGGGAAATGCCTTGGTAAAATCAAATTGTATTATTTTATTGTCATATTCATCTAATCCATAAAGTGTAAAGGTGGATTTGTATACTTCTGATGTGGTACTGTTGACCAAATCTCTATTATCAAGATCATTGTATTTTTGATTGTTAATTAAATCTAGCCAGCTGTATATTGCCCAATAGTTATTGAAATAGTTGTCTATAGTAAAGTTAACAGTGACATTTGTATATGGAGGGCGTGATTCTGAAGATACATGCAGAGTTTGACCAGCATATCTTGTGGCTATTTCATTTATCGATATGCTCGGTACAACCACTCCATAAACAGAAAAAGAAATTGAATCAAACTGAATAGAGGTGGTTGATCGGGTAATTTTTTTATTGATGTCTCTCAATGCTTCAGGCAAAGACATTACAAAAAGAAATTTATCTTTGCGTTGTTTATTAAAAGGAGATTGTGTATAATCAGTTGCCATTTAGTAATCTCCAGCCCTGCGATTTAAGATCATCAATTTCGAACATATCATCGCTATTATTTGACATAATAATAGGCATGCTGCTATTGTTTCCATCATATCTCTTTTCATTATTTAAGTAAGATGATGGTTTCATGAAGCTCCTTATGCCATAGTCAAACAGTTTTAAAAGGAGAGGTTTACGGTTTGCATCAAACTCTAAAATATCAAAATACTTTTCACAAACTTCATTTTCAAGAATCATTAAAGCCCATACAAGAGACATTACTCTATCATCATTATGATTTCCTTGACGAGCTGCCCATGTACCGTTTGGGTATCGCACAAAGTTTTTTAATTCTAAAACTGTATCACGATCAAAAAGCTTAACAACTTTCAATTCATTAAGCCAATAACGCATATTTGTTACACCCTTATACTTTGTATTTGTATGAGCAACGACACCTGCTCGCTTTGCATATTCCTGCCCATTAATTTTTGGTGAGTACGAAACTATGTTTTCATAATTGTGTGTTAGCTTTAATTGATCAACTACTTGTGCACCACAATTATTTCTTTCAATTAAAACTGGTGGTGAGCCCCATTGTTTTAAAATTTCCAAAAGTTTAGAGATAAAATTAAACGGAGTAATGTTATTATCTCCGTAAACTGCAACTTGTTTAATTTCCTTTAAATTGGTAATATCAAGTACCTGCACAACACTATAATTGCTATTTACACCTTCCGCAACGTCCACCCCTACTACATAAATATTTTTTTCGTCTGGTTCTTCCCAAACTCTGTACTTGCCATTTTCAAAAACAAATTCTGGATCTTTGCACAAGCCTTTTAATTCTTCAAAAAGTTTTTCTGATAATGAACTTTCGCCAGATTGTAAGAATACATTACCAAATTCTTGATCAAAATATTCTCTGCTACCCAAAGAACGAATTGTTTTATCTTTCCACTCTTCGTCACGACCTGGTACTTCCCACCAATCAACTCTTTCTGCTTTCCACCCATTTGTGTTTTCAATAGCACCAGAATATAATTCATGAAAAAGATTTCCAGTGCCGTTGGGAGTGCTTGCAACAAATATTTTTGATTTTTTAGATGATGAAATAATTGGGTAGACTGATTTCCAGAAATCTTGAACCATGCCATCATCAATAAATGCTAACTCATCCAAAATAAGAACGTTGCAGCTATCGCCTCTGCCTGCATCAGATGAGGTTGTGGATATGCCTATGCTACTACCATTGCCTAGCACCATGGAAGTTTTACCATATTCAATGGCGCCAGGTTTTAAATAATTTGGAAGTTGTTCGTATGCTAATCGCACACGTTTAAATATATTGATGGCGGTTTGTTCTTTATTAGCTACTATGAGAATACGCTGATCTTCGAAGAAGCACGATACCCACAGTGCATATATTGTCATTAATGTAGTTTTGCCACTTTGTCTGGATGATAAAAAACAAACAAATCGATTGTCACGCAGAGATCTTAAAATTCTTTTTTGATAATTATGTAATTTGATTTTTTCTTTACCTCTATCCAAATTAACAATATAAAAATAATTTTCTGCAAAATGCAAGATGTTCTTGCTACATTTCTTAAGCTCAGACAACATCTCAGATGTCCATTCGAACCTTGTCTCTGGCGTGGGTAAATTCTTGTTACCTAAATAAAATTTGTTTTCTTTGTCACGCATTGCATAAATACTTATATGAATAAAGTTCGCGATCTATTAGATTTATCAGCTCTCTATGAGTCTGCAAAAATGTCTGACCCCAAGGCAAAATTTGGTACCAAGCCAGGCAAGCCACTTCCAGCAATTCCTACAGTAAACATTAAAGAACCACTCAAAGACGATGGCCAGCCAGAGCAACCTTTCTTTCATAAAGACTCCGGCCCCGAGAATGCTGATGGTTTTAAGAAGAATATTGTTGATCCTAAGATTAACAAAGGTAAGGATAATCACTTTGAGCCAGAAAAATTTTCAAATAATGTGCAAAAAAAAGTAAAAGAGAATATAAATAATTTTATGAACAATAAATCTATTTTTGACAAACTTTATGAAGATGTAATGGGTGGTGAAGGTCAACCACAAGATCTTGAGACTCTCGACGCACAAGAGCT